CTCACTCAGATCCGCAGCGACACCTACGGATCGAAGGCGACCGGCTCGCCTCTCAACGTGTCATTCCCGGCTGGTCTCACTTTGGGGGCTGGTGACGCGCTGGTCGTAAATCCGAACGGCAGCGGGTTCAACGTCTGGCTCGTCGGCTTGGAGCACTGATACGTCCCACTGCCGGTGCGGGCACGGCTGGCGGTCGCACGCTGGACGGTGGTGCTGGCGGTGCGGTGATGAATGCCTGCCACCCGATCAGGACTTCGACTCCGAAGAAGGTGACCCGCCACCGCCAGTTCCGAAGGATGGTCAGGTGTGGCGCGGACGCAGGAAGACAACCCCCCGCTACGAGTCGGGTGACCACTCGTCGAACATCTGACAGGGGCATCCCGGCGACTTGCATGGCACCCGGTCCCAGTGACCCCGCTCGTAGTTCCAGACCAGGTGCGCCGACCGCCTATGCCAGCAGGCTTGGCACAGTTCCCAGGGGTGGACGTTGCGGTCAGTCACCAGTCCGACGGACCCGACGACCCTTGTCCGGACGCAGCACCGTCGACCGCCGCGACAGCTTGTTCGGGTTCACCGAACGCAGGAACAGGTCGACTTCGTACAGCCCCGTCTTACCTTCGTCCAAGAAGGCCATCGGGTCGAGCACGACCGCCGTCACACCCTGGCGGGTGATCTGGGTGACCCGCTCCGGCAGGTTGCACGCTCCGACCGTCTCCGGCTGACATGCCAGCGCCAGTTCGCATCCCAGCCGCGCCGCGGCGCGCATCCCCGCCACCGGCGGGGGCTGGCCGTACAGGAAGGTGACCTCCCACGTCCCGACTTCGGTCGTCGGAAGGTCCATCCGCTGGCAGCACGGCCACCCCTGCGCGTTCCCGTTCGCGTCGGCCAGACGCACCAGGTAGCGGTCGTCGTCCACGCGGTACTCCGACGACGGCAGCACGACTCCATCCATGCGGACTTCGGTCACCCGCTGGATCGGATACGCGCCAAGGGTGATCTCGGCGATCGAGCCGCACCCGGTGCGTTCGGTCCGATTGCAGGAGCAGAACCCCCACGACGGCGACCAACTCCAAGAGCCAGGAACGGGCCAGTAGGTCCCGTAGGGTGAGTAGGCCGGAATCGGGCGGCCCCGGTCGCCAGAAGCGTGCTGCGCGCAGGGACGGACCGTCGCCTGGCAGGTGCCGGGGAACTGGCGGCCCGACAGCTGGAACAGCACGTCGCTGGCCGCTTGCAGGCAGTCCATGAGCAGCAGCGAGTCGAAGGCGTAGTCGTCGCATGGTGTGCATACGTCGGTCGTCGTCGCCCACGGCTCGCACGTGAATGCGCCGGGCGACTGGAAGCTGATCGACCCGCCGTCGACCACGTCCCACTGTTCGTTGTCACAGACCGACACGCCGTTGATCACGCCGCACCAGTGGGCCGTCCACGCCCCCAGGGGAGCGAGGGCCGGGACCGAGTAGCTGTACTCGTAATGGCCAAGCGACAAGAAGGTAGGGGTGACCGGCCCGACAATCAGGACGTTGTTGGGGTCGAAGATCTGGATGGTCGGGTTGACCGGCGCGACCAGCGCCCCGGTGCCGTCGCGGTAGAACGCGTCAAGCACGATGGTGTTGCCGCGGGCGACTCGCTGGCTCATGTCCGCGCCACGTCGCAGCTCTTACACGGACAGTCGCAGGCCCCTTCATGGGTGACCATCGTCATCGCGCAGTAGTGGCGCGCCACCTGTCGAATCATGGCTTCGGTGACCTCGACGATGGTCCCGCTTTCGTCTCGCACGTACAGCATCAGGTTCAAGCCGTCGCCGTACCGGTACTTCAACTGGTTCAGGCAGTCGCCGCAGTGCATACAGACCGCCAGGTAGCTCGGTGACGCGCCAAGGTCCTGGATCTGCAGCATCCCGATCCCGGGAACGGGAATCTCACCCACGATGCGATCCTACGCTGGCGCGCAGGGTCCGTACGTCTGCTGCTCCATGACGTCCAGACCCTCCAGTCGCTGCATAGTGTGAAGGCCACCGACGACCTCAATCCGCCAGGTCGCATCCGGCAGCATGAACATCTGGCCGCACCCTGGGCAGAAGTCTTCGACTCGGGCGCTCAGGTCGATGGGGACCGGCTCCACCTCGGGCATCTTCCGCTTCCTCCTCAGCCGCACAACCGCGCGCCGTCAATGTCCAGTGCGGTGATGTCCGGGTTGAGCAGCGTCCGGGTTTCCCGCCCCTGCCGATCGATCTCGATCGTCGCGACGACCACACCCCGCGCATTCACACCTTCGTAGGCAACTTCGTCACCGCGGCGGAGAAAGACCTCGATCCAGCCGTCCGGGTACACCGGATAGCCGGTCGACGGCCGCACACCGGGTGCGCCCCAGTAGGTCGTGTCGCCACCCACCGATGTCAGGTACGTCACGACTCCCGGTGGGTCGCTTTCCAGCAGCGGCAGCGTGCGTACACCCGGCCTGGGTACCGGCACCTTCACCGCTTGACCGCCTGCATCTGCACGACCATGTCGGACACCACGTTCACATAATGGCGGATCGCGAACTCCCGGTCGCGGTCTTCAGCCCGGTCCCACGGCTCGTTGAGCATCAGGTCCATGCTGGCGATCTTGAAGTCGGCAACGATTGGGTAGTGGTCGAGCCGCTGCGATTCCCGCCACTGGCGCTGCACGTACAGGTAGCTGGCTTCGCTCATAGCGCGCAGATGAGTCGGGTCCTGCCAACAGCGGACCGATGTCCAGTACGGGTGAATCATGGTGACGTGCGCGCCGTGGTTGCAGACCCGCCATAGCTCGTTCCAGAACTTGACGAGGTCGGGGACGTGCTCGACGAAGTGGGAGCAGTAGACCTGACCGACCGAGTCATCCTTGAACGGCCATGGCGTCGAGAACAGGTCGGCCTGGACGTAACCGGGATCGTCAGCGGGCCACGCGTTCGGGATCACGATGTCGACGCCGGTAAACCCCGGCTGGCGGTTCTGGCCACACCCCAGGTCCAGCCGCCATGCATCCTTGTCGATCACCAAGTAGGTGCCGTTATCCGTTGCGGCGACAGCAGTCGGGTTCACGCGACGACCGTCATATCGAGTGGTTCGGCGTAACGCATTCCCGGCGCGATGTCAGCGTGGCGGCCCGCACTGCATTCGTGGACCGACGCGCGTTTGAACACATACGGGTCGCCGGTCGACGGGTCCTTCGCGCAGAAGTCGATAGCCGCCATCCGTCGATCCTGGTCGAACTCGACCACGGTGCGCGCCCACTGCGGTCGCCGGTCCAGCGGTTGGTGCAGTTCACCGTGAGCGTCACATTCGGTGCATGACCAAGCGACGACGGCAGCGTCTTCGCCGGTCATCTCGACCGTCAGGGTAAGGCCGGTCATTCGCCGGGCGGGGTGCCCGCGTGTTCATGGACGACTTCGCCGTCCCACTGAAACGTGATCGTGCCGTCGTCGTCGAGCGTCGCAGTCCACCGTTCCCAGTCGGTGTCGATGATGTCCGCCCATGCCCCACACTCGCTGCACGTGAACCGCGTGAAACCGAGCAGCGGGGGTGTGATTGGCGCTGGCGCTGCGTTGAGTTCCATCACGTTCCCGTCCACTGCGTCCGCGTCTCGACGGTGATGTCGTACGCCTTGGAGTTGAAGTCGAGGATGAATCCGCTGAGCATGGAGAATAGCGACGACGCCGAGTTCGCCGCGGAACCGCTGCCGCTGTTCGTGTTGTTGTGCAGCCCGTAGCGCCGGTGAATCTGGTCGGACGACGTCGGGGTGAAGTTCGTGTCGGTGATCTGGAAGCTGGCCGTGATGGTGCCGGTGTTGCCCGACAGACCGTATGACGGGCCTGAAACGAACGTGTTGGTGACGAATCGCACGAAGTGGGTCGTGGCGTTGGTGCCGGTGTTGAACTGGTGGGTCGAGTTCGCGACCGCCGCCGTCCCGGAGTCCACCCCGCCACCGACGACGCCGCCTGCGTTGGATGACGTGCCGCCGCCGCCAGGAATGTTCGACATCTGGAATGTGCGCCGGGCTGCGATCTCCAAGCCGCTGTTGACGGCGAGGTTGTGTTCGGCGGGCAGGTAGAGCGCGCCGTCATAGATCAGCGGGTCGCGTCCGAACCAGTCCAGTTCAACGGCGTCGACGAGTTCCTTCAGCGTCGAACGTCCGTCGACTGGCTTGATGCGCGCACCGAAGACGACGCCCTTGTCGACACCGCCCTGACGCATCTCGGCGCGGACCGTCGCTTCCGCTTCGGCCCAGGCCCCGGCGATGCGGTCAAGGACTCCTACGTCGTCTCGCATGGCTGTGCTCCTTCGCAGCCAGGGCAGTGCCCCGGTGAGTCCTCATGGAAGCCGTGGTGCTCGCAGAACCAGCCGTCGCGGGTCGCGACGCGCAGGTAGCCGGTGAAATGTCCGCGGTGGATGGGCAGGACCGCCATGTGGGCGCACTCGATGTCGGGGAGTGCCCATACGTCGATCCCCATGTCGCGCACGCGGTCGAAGAACCAGACGTCTTCACCCATCGCTTCGCCGTTGCGCGGGTCGATGTTCTGCACGAACCACAACTCGTCGTCGAACTTGTCGCGCATGTTGCGGAGCAGGTCGATCCGCATGAGCACCGCACCCAGCCCGAGACCCCCGACGCGGCATGGGTTGGGTTCGTCGACGATGCCCCAGTAGGGGCGGATCTTCTTCGGTTCCTCCGGGGGCCAGAGCCACGTGACCGGCTCGAACGGCGGGTGCTTCTTGTAGTACACGCCGCCGCACACCTGCTCCCCGGAATCGAGCAGGAACCGCGCCATCGCCGCGACCCCGGCAGGTGGGATGCAGGTGTCCTGGTCGGTCCACATCACCAAGTCGGCGTTGGACCCGCAGGCGAAGCGGGCAAGACTGTTGCGGGACACGTCGATATACGGCATCCCGCCATCTTGCGCGTCGATGTCGAACCCTTCATGCAGGGTGCGGATCTTGACCGCGGTGTCGGCCATGTCGGCTGGCGGGAAGGTTCCGCCATAGAGCGGGCGGACGAACAGGATCTTGGCGATACCCGGCGTCCGTTCCGGCGGGTCGGCAGGCGCTTCCAAGAAGTTCATCGGGGTCGCCGCCGCAGGAGCCGCCGCCAGCGCGGGCGGCCGTCATGCAGGACCGTCCCGTCGTTCATCTTCAGCACCACGCCATCACCGGGCCGCAACCCGCCCGGTACGCGGATATCGAGGCCGATCTGTGTACCGATTCCCGCCGTCCCGTAGAGGTTGGTCGACGCGTCCGATCCCGATTCGTCAGGCATGGCCGCATCGTACCGACCTGGCGGGGTACTGGCGGGGATCACAGTTTGAGCACGATCTGACCGACACCCAACCCGACGGTCACCTGGTGGGCGCAGAGGAGCATGTTGTGAACGAAGACGACGCCACTGACCGTCGTGGCAGAGTCGATTTCGGTGACGATCATGGGCCATACCGACGCCAGGCTCACACCGAGAGGGGTCGACGGGCTGGCGTGTGGGACTTGGACACTGCCATGCCGATGGGGATTGTTGATGACGTCGACGTCTGCCGCAGTCAGCTTGTAGTACGCGATTGCACCAAGCGCGGGGAGGGCCATCAGGTGTTGACCGCCGCGAACGGCAACCCGCACACCGGGCACTTGGCGTCGATCACCAAGACGCCGTTCTCGATGAGCGCGTCGATCCGTGTGGCGTCGGACTCGTAGACGTGTCCGGTCGGGCACTGGATCTTCTGCGCCATGATCAGACCCCGTACAGGTTGTCGAAGTAGGCGACGACCTCGGCAACGGTCGCGTCGGGATTGTCCGCTTCGACGTGGCTCACGCAGTATCGGACGCGGCGCGCCAAGTCGGCTTCGGGATCGACTTCGATGATCAACGGTTGGCCGGTGTCGGTGCCGTCGTTGATGTAGCTGACGACACCTGTCGTTGGATCGGTCGCTTTCAACCACGCCATCAGAACAGCACCAGGAAGATGTCGTCGAACCATTCGACCGAGGCGGTGCTGGACTCAAGCCACGAGAACCCGAAGAACCCGGTCGCCGCGGCGGGTGTCCCTCGCTTCGATGCGTCCCCCGGCTCGTCGGCGAAGATGCTCGTCCAGGTTCCCGCGCCGCTGAGTCGCCGGATCGTCAGCCTGCCAACGGTCCGCTCGTCGGCAAGCCATGACAGCCACCACAGGTCGGACACCTTGTCCTGCGTGCCGTTCGGTGTCATGCCGAGTCCCGCGCCGGTCACGGTTTTGAGGACGTTCACGCCGCCCCCGCTGTCGATCACGTCGAGTTCGACGGCGTCGTTGGCGGCACCGGTGCCGTAGGTGATGTCGAGCCGGTAGGACGAGTTCTCCGAGTTGTTCGCCGCTGCCCACCAGCGGAACTGGACCGTGTTGGTGCCCGCCGCGGGTCGGGTGGTGCCGGTGCGGAAGAACGCTTCGAACGACCCGGTGTGCTGGAGCGTCGTCGTGTTCACCTTCGACGCGGCGGTGGTCGAGCCATTGGCGAGACGGCGACTGGCGGTGGTCGGGAGCGAGCCGGTGATGAGGGTGTACGCGAGCGACGTGCCACCCGAGTTCGCCAACTCACGGCTGATCGTCGGCGCGCTCAGGTTGGAGTCGCGCAGCACGATCATCCAGACCGCGCCGTCGAAGTGCGCTCGACCGGCGACGGCGGCGCCGGTGGCGTGGCGCATCGACACGTAGCCGCCGTTGATCAGGTCGTTGAGTCCGGTGAGGGTTGCCGCGACGCCGTCAACGTCGGTGCGCGCCGTCTCGGCGGTGGCGTTGTTGGTGTCGAGCAGTGGACACCAGATTGAAGCGTTGGTGTCCTGGTTGTCGACGGCGGCACCCGCCAGCGGCACCGCGAACGTCGCGCGCGCCGTGGCCGCCGCGCCCGCCTTGATTTGGTACGTGTAGGTGCCGAGCGCGTCCGCGTCGGTCGCACCCGACAGGAAGATGCGCGTCAGCGACGGGATCCATGTCCAGCCAGTGATGGACGTGAGCGTGGTGATCGACACCTGCAACTCACCGCTCGTGTTGGTGCCAATCGCGTCGTCGGCGGTCGTATTGTCGGGCTTGCCGGTGGCGTTGGCGTCACTGTTCCAGTTGGTGGACACGTCGTTGGTGGTCGTGCCGTAGAGGAACAGCACCGCGAGTCGATGTGATGCACCCACGACACCGACCGCGCCGACCGGCTCGATGATCTTGTTGAACCGCAGGATCGAATCGCCAGCAACATTGATGGTTCCGAAGACCGGGTTGACGAGAGGCTTGAACGGGTTCCAGCGCAGCACCGTGTCGCCGCCGACGACGACGTCGCCGGTGCGCAACACGAACGGCTTGGCACGGAAAACCGTTTCGGATGCGATCGCTATCGCTCCGAATAGTGCACGGAGCGGGTTGTACCGCAGCACCGTGTCGCCACCGATGTTGATCGCGCTTGTCAAGCCGAGCACGTCGATCCCGTTGAGCGACGCGAACTCGGCGTCGATGTTGACCGTACCGGTCTGAATCGCGAGCGGCTTCCAGCGCAAAACCGTTTCGGAACCGACATTCACGGTGCCGACGCTCTGAATGATCTTGTTGTACCGGGCGGTCGTGTCACCCTGGATGCCGACAACACCGACCGTTTCGGGAATGAATGGCTTCCAGCGCAGCGTGTCTTCGCCGCCGATATTGACGGTGCCGACGTTCTCGATCGTGTTCTTGTACCGCAGCTGTGTCTCGCCCTGAATGTTGTTGACGCCGAAGCGGCCGCGGGTCGCGTCGGTGTTGCCGGGCAGGAACGGTTTCCACCGCAGAATGTCCATCTGCGCGGTGACTCGACCGACGTCGAAGAACAAGTCGGCTGGGTCGGGTGGGCATGGCGTCGTACCACCGCCGCCGACCGACGGGGTGCGGCTGCGGATCCGGGTGCGGATACCCATTAGGCGACTTCCATGACCGACAGCCGCGAACTTGAACCCGAGTTGCTGATCGCCCAGATGTCGACGGTGCCGCCGCTGTCATTCTGGTCGGAGAGTTCGATGTCGACCGAGTCGCCCACGGAGAGCGGGAACCCCGTCGTCGTCGTCACCGACGCTGACGTACCGATGTAGATCACGACGTTGTTGCCGTTGTCCGGGTTCGCCTTCAGCGTGATCGTCTTCGCCTGCGCGAGCGACCTCGACACCTGCACGGAGCTTGTGCCAACGGCTTGCTGGTTGGTGGCGAACTGGGTGAGCGGCAGGATGTCGGTGCGGGTGACTTCGCCGGAGAATGTGTTGCGGGGGACGCGCTGGTTGAGAGGAACCGCGACCGGCTGCAGGCGAGATCCATCGAACTGGGTCTGCAGATGGAACGTTCCGGTCTGCGCTCCGGTGCTCGTGTTGGTGTAGGAGACCCGGACGTAGCGAGCGATGACGGGGACCGAGAAGTGTTGACCACCAGCAGCTGCGAAGTAGGTGAACCTGAACGGGCGGTCCAGAGTGACGCCGTCGCTTGAGTAGTCGATGACGATGCCGTCGACCGCGCTGTCGACGCTGGCGTTGATCACGACGGTCAGGGACACGTAGTTGAGAGCGTCGACGAAGGCACCGGTGAAGGTGGCACCAGCCCCGAGCAGGGCTGTGGTGGAGTTCTCGTTGCTGATCTTCGCTGGGCGCAGCGCGCCGATGGCGGAGGCGCGCCAGCTCGACGTGCCGAGTGTGATGTTGGTCGCACCCGATGTCTTCGCGACCGCCGCGCGCAAGGGCAGAGTTGGGTCCGCGATGGAGGGGTTCGCCGAGAGGTTCGGCTGGCGGACGACGTGCATTACCAGCCAGTCGCCGTCGGGTGACATCACCTCGAAGAGGATGACGGCCGCGCCGAGCCATCCGAACCGGATGCGGAACACGTTCTCTTTGGTCGGGTCGAGTGCCTCGACGACGCCGCCCCGTGTGAAGTTCGAGGTCGCACCGCCGTCGCACTTGTCGCCGTTCCAGGAGGTCTGCGCCGTGAACGTGTCGGCCCCAGCGTTGCGGACGAGCACCGAGAACGAGGTGCCGTTATAGCCGACCGCGAATCCGTTGTTGGCGTCGAAGAGGCCGATCAGCGCTGTTGAGTTCGCTGCAGGTGTGCTCTACACGCCGGTGAAGAGGGCTTGGGTTTCGTGGCCGGGCCGGTAGTCGACGGAGTCGCGCGTCTGGATGGCGGCCGCACCGGTCGCGCCCGTGGACGAGGCTAGGTTGATGCGGGCGTTCGACGACGTGACCGTGCCGCCGCCGGACACCGTCTGGTCGACGAGGTTCCCAGCGCTCGCGACCGAGAAGTCGATGCTGATGTCGTCGGCTTCGAACCCGATGACCTGAGCGCCGAAGATGGCCCTGTCGCCGTGGGGTGCTCGAAACCGTTCGAGGAATCGCGAGCTGGAGACGATGAGGGGGTTGGTGTCGACGCCCTTCTCGATCCCGTTGATCTCGTCCCAGATCGAGACGTTCTCGGTCGCCTTCGTTCGGACGTCGGGCATCGGTTACTTCTCTCGGTCGCGCTTCGCTGCGTCTGCTTCCGCGACGACGCCGTCCGCGATGGCCTCCAGCGCCCGCACCACCGGATCGGCGATCCGCTCCACGACCTTGATGAGGCGATCGATCTGCGATGGCGACATCAGACCTCGACCCAGGTCACGGTGCCGTAGACGTCGGCGGCTTGGATCGGGTCCATGTTTGTGACCAGTACGCGAAGCTTGTTGCCAGCACCGGACGCTTGGGTGATTTCGTCGGGGTCCTTGGGCTGATAGGTGAACGGCTCGCCAGCTTCCACGAACCACGTCCGCTTGGTCGTGCCGGTCGACGCGGTGAAGGTCTGCGCTTCGACCTTCAGCCGCACCGACGAGGTCGCTGTGATTTCGATGAGCTTGCCGGTCCCGGACCCGATGTCGGCAGGGGCCAGCGCGACCGACGCACCGGCGGCCAACGATGCGCTCGTCAACTGTCCCGAGTCGACAAGCGTGCCGCGGGTTGCCTGTACGTCGACGGGGATGGGGTTGCTGACGGTGATGTCGCCGTTGGCGTTCTTGAGTCGGGTCCAGATGGCACCCGATGAGTCGGTGGCCAGCGGCGTGTAGTCCAGGTCGGTCGACGTGAGCGCGGCAAGTGCGTCGTTGCGGACACCGAGCGCGAACGATCCGATGTCACCGCTGGCGTGCCCTGCGTCTTCGGTCTTCTCGGCTCGCGCGAACAGTCGCCCCGCGCTGTCGATGCTGACTGCGCCGAAGTCGCCATCGGTCGACGTCTGCGCTGCCTGATTGTCGTTGCGGACCCCCAGGATCGCGGCTCCGAAGAACCCGGACGCCGCGGCGGCGTCTTCCTGCTGCTCGATGGACGGGATCAGCCGCCCGGCGCTGTCGATGGCGAACCCACCGAAGTCGCCATCGGTCGACGTCAGGCCAGCGCGGGCGTCGTTGCGGACACCAAGGGTCGGTACGCCAATGAAGGCGTTGCCAGCCGCGTTGTCTTCGACGGCAGAGGCGCGGATGCCGACCCGGCCAGCGGAGTCGATCTGGATTGCGCCATAGTCACCGTCGGTGTCGGTCAGCGTGGCGGAAGCGTCATTGCGGACACCGAGGATGAACATGCCGCGGTCACCGGATGCGGACGCGGCGTCTTCGGCCTTGGTGGCGTCGCTGGTGCTGGCCAGCGACACCCGCATCGCACCAGACAGGTCGACCGACAGCAGGACCTGACGACCTTCCGTGTAGGAGGGCGCGGCGGCGTTGGCGACAGCGGTCAGCGCGGCGACGTGGTCGCTGGTCGGCGCAGCGGCGTTGTTGGTCTTGCGGCCTTCGATCGGGAGCGGCCTGTTGGTATCAGCCACCGTTGATCTCCTTGTTCAGTGCGGTCAACTCCGCGATGCGTTCCTGCGCAGCAGCGATGGCCTGCTCCGTCGCCCGGTCTCCTTCTTCCATCTGCGCCAGTTCCAGTTCGACCCGGTGACGCCGGTGTCGTGAAGCGGCGAGATTCGTCTGCAACTGCAAGACCTCGCGTTCCATGTTCAGGATCTCACCGACATAGTCGGGCTTCGGACCGTCACTCATGTCCGGAACACCGTCCCCTCGTACAAGGAGACGTCGACCGCGTCACAGCGCACCACCAGTTCCACCTGCACTCCCGGATCGACCAGCAACTCCACCGGCGAGGTCAGCAGCAACGATTTCGCCGCGGCGTGGATGTAACCCACGAGCTTCGGTATGCCATCCAGTTCGAGCGAGAAGCGGGCGTCGCCTTCCCCCGCTGCCGTGAACCCGGCGAGGCGAGTAGGTGCTGCGGTTAGGAATGAGATGATTGCCGACGTCTGGGCGGGTACGAGCGTGTCGCTGCCATACTCCCATGTCATCGACCCCGCAGGCGCAGCCGCGACGACGATGCTGATCGAGCCGTCGGCATTGATCTGAAGCTCGTCGCCGTCGGCATCGCAGATCTTGACGCACCCGCCCGGCCCGATAACCTCAGCCGACACATCGAACCTCCCGCGCCATTACGGCAGCTCCCACGCGGTGATCCACAGGTTCATTGTGCTCGATGCCGACACGGCGAGTATCTGATCTCCCGGCGGCACCAGAGTCCCCCACTTGTTGAAGAGACCCTGCGTGTTCTGCGCGACGCTGAGCGCACCGATTGACGTCACTGACCCACCAGACTTCTTGTACTTGACCGTCAGCACCGCGGTGGCGTTCGGGTTGAAGCAAGCCGCCAACCCGAAGGACACCCCCGTAAACAGCGCTCCCTCGACGGTGCTCGGTACGGTGTAGAGCACCACGTCGGCCCCGCTGCCGACGTTGACGATCCCAGTATTGACGACGTTCTCGTCGCTCTCCAGTTCGCATGCCAGCACCAAGACGTTGACCGACTGGTCGCTGACGACGCGAAGCGTCTGACCGGCACCGAGCACGGGCAGGATCGTCTGCTGGTTGTCAAGATTCGGGTTGACCGTGATCTGGGCGAGTTGGTTCGCGGCCACCGCGGAGTCGATGTACAGCTTGACCGTCGCGGTGGAGCCGGTGTTGTTGAACACCTCGACCCGCTGAAGAACCGCCTTCTTGCCAGCCGGGCAGGTGTAGACGACCGTGTCAGTGGTTACCGCCGTCGTGATCGTCGACGTCGGGTTCTGCTTGCCTCGGATGACCGGGAAGAACAGCAGACCGGGGCGCTCCATCGACTCCAGGAAGTCGGGTAGAACGGACACGGTCAGGGTTGCTCGCAGCGTTCCGACGCTGTCCTTGAGCTTGATCACATGCAGACCTGGCTCGGCAAAGAACGTGAAGTTGCCCAGCACGCCGGTCGACACGATGTTGTTGCCAAGTGCCGTCGCCTTGGTGCGGTCGGTCCACAGCGTGGATGCTGTCGTGCCGTTGGAGTCGTACACCTCGACGGTGCCGTTGAGTAGGGCTTCGCCATGAATGTCGATGGCGGCTTCCGGGCCGTACTGCCCGGCAAAGCGGGTGGTCATACCGGCATCACGACGCGCTCAGCGTCTGCGCACCGCAGTGCGGCGTCGGGAGCGAGTTGGTCGGGAGCGACGCATAGCAGGACGTGCTCGCCACCGGCCAGTCGTTCCCCGGCCCGTTGAACCAGTTCGGGTTCTCCTGTCCCCACCCGTCCAGCACCGACAGCTGCACGCCGTCTTCCAGCTTCCGGCCACCGAAGGTCCAGTAGGTGCGGGGGAACACGAACTGCTCGTACGCGAAGGTGTCGTCCCCACCGCCATGCTGTCGTCGCTTCATCCACACTTCCAGCGACACACCTGACGGGGTGGGGTCGATCCCGACCCGCGGGGCGGCATAGCCGGTGCGCTCCCCCGACCGCAAGACCGTGCCGCCCCGCAGAAGTTCGAACAACTCGGGGTCGTAGGGACAGATGACCAGGTTCAGCGTGACCCGCTTCAGCAGGTCGTCGGTGCGAAAACTGGCGCAGATGTCGCCCCGGCCGTTCTTGACCGTGACGTCGGTGCCCTTCTCGACTTCTTCGGTGTACGTCAGTTCGATCATGCCATCGCTGACATACAGGTTGTTCGGTCCTGGTGCCGGGACGCCGATCGCGTCGAGACGCGCCAGACGGATCGCGCAGGCTTGCAGCACGACGGGACACGTATTCCCCGAATCCGCTGGCGGGCCGACGACGATCGGCATCGAGCATCAGACCCCCGTAGATTACGAAGCAGGAAGCGTGCTGTACCCGCAGTGGATGACCGGCAGGTTGTTGGTCGGCAACGACGCGTAGACCGACGTCGACGCGACGGGCCAGTCGTTGCCGGGGCCGTTGAACCAGTTGGGGTTCTCATCGCCCCAGCCGGTGAGGACGGCGATCTGGAAGCCGTCTTCGATCTTGCGGGAACCGAACGCCCAGTGGGTGCGCGGGAAGATGAACTGCTCGTACTGGAACGTGGGGTCGGGTGAGCCGTTGATGTACCGCTTGCACCACACTTCCAGCGACACGCCGTTGGGCTGCGGGTCGTTGCCGACGCGCGGCGCGGCATAGCCGACTCGACCACCCGACGCCGTGAGCACGGTGCCGCCGCGGAGCAGTTCGAACAGTTCCGGGTCGTAGGGACAGATCTGCATGTCGAGGGTCACTCGCTTGAGCAGGTCCGGGCCGCGGAACGTCGCGCAGATGTTGCCGCACGCGTTCTTGACGGTGATGTCCTCACCCTTCTCCAGTTCTTCGGTGTAGGTGAGTTCGATCAGACCATCGGTCACGTAGAGGTTGTTGGGTCCCGGCTTGGGGACGCCGTTGGTGTCAAGGCGAGCGACCCGCATGGCGCACGCCTGCAAGACGGACGGGCAGGTGTTGGACATGTCAGGTCGCTCCTTGCGAGGACATTACGACGCACCTCCGACGAGGCACTTGGGTAGATCGACTTCGATGGCCAGGTGGCAGCAGGTCGAGAAGTCCACGCCTGCCATCCGCTCTGCCCGCCACTCGATGTCATTGGTGCCGCGGACCGTTGCTTCTCCGAGGGTGTCGGGGAAGACGACGATCTGACTGCGGCGGACGGTGATCATCGATGTCGCGTAGGCCCACTGCGACCCGGCGAGCGCGGGCTGGCCGTACGGACCGGACCCGTCGTATCCCGCGTCAGGGACGACGATGGTGTCGTTGATGGTCAGGATCAGGCCGTTTTCCTTGCGCAGCGCGCCACCCAGGTTCCACGCCGTGGCGAGTTCGCGGGTGCAGTGGATCATGCCGCGCGCTCCGCATCCGCAGTCGGCCAACCCCTGCTCCAGGCAGGCCAGGGCGTTGTTGACCGACAACGGCGTTCCTGGGGACGACAGCGTGTCGGACAGCGGTGACGCCAGGTACCTGTTCGGCCACCCCTGCGCGGACGCCAGCGTGCCCTTCCAGAACTCCGCTGCGATCTGCTTGGACTCGCACGCCAGCAGGGCGCGGGTGGCCCGGCCCTTGAAGTCACGGGCCGACCACCCAAAGGTCGTGCACTTGTCGCCGGTCCAGACCTGGAACGGCTGCACCTGGACGTTGGACGGGTTGGACGGGATCGTCTTGGACGTCGTCCCGCAGGGGTCGGAAACGCCGCCCTGGTTGCACTGCTGCTCCGGGTTGTACGAGTACCCGGTTGCCCAACGAGAGACGTGCCCGTCGACGACGACAGCTTCGTCGACGGGCAGGAAGTCTCCCGAAAGTGATGCGATGAGTCCGACGCGGGGCGGGACCGCCAGCGGGGAGGGGATCGGTGCCAACGAAGGTGTCGTCATCCGAAATCCTCCCTNNTCCCTACTGACGGTGCCCGCCTGCGTGTCGTAACGCTGCACCGGTTCCTTACGAACCGGAGACGCAGAGGCTGCTCGTGTCGGCAAGGCTTGCGCGCTGGCCGCTCGGGCAGGTGTCGATGGTGATCTGCAGCGACTCGTGGCCGCGGAAGATCGCCTTCTCGAACGTCTCCGAGAACATCTGGAAGTTGTTCGTCGCGTTGAGCGTGCTGTCTCGGACCATGCCGAGGTTCAGTTCGCCGCCGTCGAGGAACGTCCACGCACCTTCGTGGAACAGCCAGACGATCGCCTTCGACGGCCAGGGCAGGAGTTGACCTGCACCCTGGACACCGAAGCCCTGGTTCGGGTTGGCACTGGTGGGTGAGTCCATGGCGAAGGACACGTTGACGCCGAGCGCAGCGAAGAAGCCGAGCACCGTCGACTCTGCCACCGCCCACTGCTCGTCGGTCGTGCCCAGGCCGGGAGCCTGCCGCGCGATGTCGGCCCGCATGTTGCCGAGCAGCCACCGCGGCATGATGAGCCGCATCGGGGTCGCCGGGTCCATGCGGTGGCGGTAGCGGTAGGCCTCGACGGCCCGGCCGAGTTCCGCCAAGACTTCCGGCGTCGTTCCGACGATCTGCGCGCCGGAAGTCGTCGCCGTCGATCCGTCTGCGATCTGCTTCAGGATCGTCGCCTCACCGAGGCGAGAGTGCACCGCGTCGACGGTCTCCAGGTACTGCGCAATCTGCTCCGGGAAGAACCGCGACTGGAAGTTGCCGAACTGCACGATCGACGTCACCGCGTCGACGGTGTCTTCCTGCACCGACTGACACACGAAGGTGGCGTGCGGCTTGGTCGTCGGGCTGGTCGGGTTGGCGTCGTTGGCCGCCGTCCAGATGGACGCCGGAGCGTCCGCGGTGACCTGGGCGAGGGTGTGCGGACGGATGTACCGCAGACCGCCGCGGGAAGCACCGAACTGGGCCAGGCCGTCACGGACCGGACGAGCCGCCGAACTGATGTTGATGACGTTGTAGTCGACCGCCACCGGAGCGCAGATACCACCCGACGCCACCAGCGCCTCGCGACCGGCTACCGCGTCCAGCTTCCGTTCGTTGTTGATCTCGTTCTCGTCGAGCCACCGCTCGTCCGGGTACTGGACCTTGATCTGACCGAGGTAGATCAGTTCTGAGTCGGACGGACCGGCGGTCGCCTTGCGGACGGCTTCGAACTTGCGGACGACACCGCGCGCCCACTGCTCGGGATCGACCGGCTGACCAGCACTCATGCCAGGAACGTCCGCCGACGCCACCAGGACCGGGCGGGATGCCCGGGAAGTGGCGGTCGGGACCGGCTTGTGGGCAGGCGCACGCCGCGCCGCGAGCCGGGTGATCGACGGAAGCGCGGACGCCGCGACCGGCTGACGCACTTCACCCTCGACTGCGGGCTGGGTCTCGACTGCTTCCCCGCCGCCGTCCGCACCCTCGGTACCGTCGGGCGGGTTGACCTCGACCGGGCCGTCGCCACCGGGTTCTGCCGGAGGCGTCTCGGTGTCACCACCGTCGCCACCGTCACCTGCACCGGGGTCCGGGTCTTCGGCTGCGACCGGAGCGATCTGCTCCAGAAGCGCCTGCGCTGCGGCGGCGCGTTCCTGCTGCGCTGTCGTACGCGTCTCGATCTCGGTACGGATCAGCTGTGACGCCTGCGCGGCCTCGGTGAGCACCGCGATGTCGTCGTCGGTCGCCGACGTCGGGTCGATGTCGCTGGCGATGGCCGCGACCCTGGACTGGAGATCCGACAGTTCCTCGTCGGAAAGGGGGTTGGCCTGCTCGGTGTCGGTCAGGCGCTGAAGAAGCTCAAGAAGCTCCGGGTCCATGTGTACGGACTCCCTCCGTGTCATGTCTTCACTTCGGACACAGAGACGGAGCTTGGTCGACAGCTGCCAGGCGGCCATCGTCCTTGATGGGCGCTCTGCTAGGCCGGGCGTCGCTCAAGGTCTCGGCGCGCAAGATACACGGCGCGTCGCAAGAAGTCGTGGACCCTTTCGGGATCAGTCGTCTGCGGTGGGCAGGACCGGGTGCAACCAGTAGGGCACGGTGGGGTGCGCGGCACCCAGCATGACCCGCATCTGCTCAGCGACCTGGCGGTCCGCGATGTCGGGCGACTGGCGAGTCTTGGTCGGCCCGTCGACGACGTACCAGGCGATCGGAGGGCGGATGGTCAGGCGGTGTCGCCCCGACGTCGTGATCGAAGCGTTCCTGCCCACGGACTCGTAGGGTAGCGGCTACTCGTCGGGTTGTGTCAACGGCTCTTCGCCAGCATCGCCGAAAGATGGGACGCCGAGCAGGACCGGCATCTCACCTCTCTCGATCTGCTGGATGCGGAGCCACATCTTGCAGTCCGTCGCACCGCAGACCGGGCACGGTTCCATCAGGTGTTGACCGGGGTCAGCGCGTCACCGTTGAGCGAGGCGATCAGGTGCTCGGCTGCCTGCCCGCGGACCGCGCTGGTGACCCGCTCTGCCCGATCGAGTCGTTCCCGCAACGCCGCGACTTCGGCGCGCAGTGAGTGCACGGCTTCTTCCCATGGCAGGGGACGGGGGACGATGCCCGCGGCGACGAGTGCTGTGACATGCCCGTCAGACCACCCCATCTTGGGCATCATTGGCGCGCCGGACGCGGCGATGGGGAACCCTTGGACCGGGACCGACAGGACCGCCAGCAGTTCCAGTCCTTCGCCGGGGACGACTTCGCGCCAGTCACCCGACAGACCTTGCGCGCAGAACTCGCGGATCTGTTCGTCGGTCACGCCGGGTCGGAGCGCACCCGCACACCAGATGCCGTGCTTGTCTTCACCCGCGGTCACGTCGGCCATCTGGACCGCACCGGGACCGCCGTCGTAGTGAGCCTTGGCGAGCTTCGCTCCCAAGCTCGGGGAGTCGGAGGCGTGCCCGCAGCCCATTGTCAACTGGCCGACCCGGACCGTCGTGCCTTCCTTGGTCACCAGCGCGCCGGTCGTGAAGAAGGCGTACCCCGACCGGGAGTGGGGCGGACGCACGCACTTGTTGGCGAATCCGGTGTGGCACGACTCCCACGCCGCGATGTGTCCGTAGACGCGACCTTCCGGCGTGACCGTCAGCGGCGTCGGCTTGGTCAGGTGCGGGTCTTCGAACCACTCGGCGGGGGGACGCAGCGGTGCTGCCGCGGCGGCCAGCGGTGCTGCGGATGTCGACATGTTGTTGCTGACTCCGCTGGCGACCCATGCGCCATTGGTGGCCTTGAACGTCGTCCGAATCGCTTCGCTGACGGTCGACGACTGCGCACCTGGGGCATTGAGGTCGATGCGGATGACGCCACCGGTGGCTTGCTGTTCGCAGTCGACGCACGGCTCGCCAGCAGCGTTGACCGTCTGCTGGTTGAGTTCGATAAAGGCGTCTTCGAACGCGGGGAATGGGGTGCCGGTCAGACCCATCACCCGGATCAGCGAGAACCGCATCTCGCCGTCGATGCAGTACCCGTCCTCATCGACGTCGGTGCAGATCATCTCACCTTCGGCTTCGGCGACGTCGATGCTGACACCGAAGCGGCCGCGCGCCGAGATGATGTCGCGGAACTGGCGACCGGCGTCGTTGTCGTCGAAGGTTCCTGCACCGACGGCGACCTCCCCGATCATGCCGACGCTGGTAATGGCCCCGGCCAAGACCGCGCCGAAGTGACCGATCTCGGTTTCGGTCTGGAGCATCAACGGCATCGGGCAGTCGCGGAACTCGATGGCTCCTGATTCGATGAAGCGACCGTCGCCGGTCGAGCGGTTCTCGAACGCCATGTCGCTGCGCCACAGTTCGGGGAGCACCCCGCCCTGCTGCATGGTCTGACCGATCTTGGCCACCGCTTCCTGGTAGGTCCCGAAGGAACCCGCGGGAGCACCCTCCTTGTCGTACAGCGTCCACGACTCGGGGTGATCGTCGTCACCCGGCACCTGCTCGACACCCCACGGCGATCCGAGCACGGTCATGGCCGCGGTCAACGACTCGTAGACGGGGCCAGGCGCCTCTGTGCCGGTCCTGACGAACCCCGCGGCACCCAGCGGTCCCTCGACCGGGACGGCGGGGAGACGCATGCCGTGGTCATGGCCATGGTGGGCGTCCCCGTTGTGGGAGTGCATGTGTTCGTGGGTCACGTCGCCCCCCTGGGAGCCATACGCGGCGTGCGCGTGGGTGTGCGCGCCATTCACCGGGCCGTGGTTGGCCATGACGTCGTCGTGGTCGTGGTCCATGGTCATCTCCGGTACCTCGGTGGCGGTTGCGAGCAACTGGCGGGCACGGTCGACGGTGGTCATGGCGCCTCCTTGCCCGCCAAGGCTACGACTCCGGCAGCAGGATCGTCGGGATCATGTCGCACACACACCCATCGTGGTCACCGGGGAAGAAGTACGGCACCGGTGGCCACCCTTCGGTGTTGGCCAGGACCGGCTCGTCGAAGGCAACGAACTCCGCGCCGTCGAGTTGCCGATGCGGTTCGAACGGGGACTTGCGTGGGGCGCTGCCGTAGTCCCACACGTACCCCTGGATTCCCGCCCCCTGATCGGTGAGCAGCGCCAGGATGTCACTGCCTGCCGCGACACCGCCGACCGGCTTGTCGTCCAGCAGCCCGACGACCGCCCCCTCCTGCTCAGCGACGTCGTCGCCACCCGCCACCGCCAGTGCCTCGCGGACGTAGGAAGCGGGGATACGCAGCACGACGTCTTCCTCACCGGTGATGATTCGCGGCCGGGGTGCAGCGGTGATCGCGGTCGGGTCGTACAGCCTGCGGGCCGCGAGTGCGAGGAGCTTGGAGTTGAACAGCCTCCAGGCTTCGACACGCAGGACGGCCTGCCGGTGGCGCAATGTCTCAAGAACGTGAGGATCGATTGTCGTCCTGCCCTGGTTGGCCAGCGCGGTGTTGACGAGCCGAATGGCGTCTTCCTGAGCCTGGGTGACCTGCTGGTCGAAGTCGACGGCCAACCGATCAAAGGCGCGTTCCAGCAGTTCCTGGTCGGTCAGGCCGAGCGACGCGATGAGTGTCGGGCCAAGGGTGGCGCAGATGCGGTCGGCGCAATCGGCCGACGCCGCGACCGCGGCAGCCGTGGCGTCACCTTGGGCGCGCGAGTTGGCGCGGTTGCCCGCCTTCTCCAGCGCCCGGTTCATGGCCTGGTCTGCGGCGACCCGCAGACGTGTGCGCAACTCCCGGTCGATGGCGACCAGCCGCTGGCCGAGCCTGGTCGCCGCGGACCGCGCTGCTGCCGCGGTGACGGGTGGCGCGGACGACGACGCTTCCGGGACTTCCAGGCCGGGGGCCATCCCGGTCATCACCAAGATCTGCGCCAGCAGGTTCGGGTCGCTGATGGTCCCCGACGTCACCATGCGGCGCAGCACTTCGATGGGTTCGGGGGCATCCGCTTCGCTGTACCCCTGGTAGCGGCGGCGCGCCTCGTCGGAAATGACGCCGTCTTCGTGGGCCTTCTCGGCGTTGTCGGTCGGGTCGGGAGCGGCGATGCAGTCGGTCGGATCGAACCAGATGAACAGGTCACGGGCGACTTCGGGTGCGATCCCGGCTGCTTCCAGCGCGGGCTGGTAGTACCCGGCGGTCAGCGCGTCGCACATGAGGACGGCGCGCGGTTCACCGTAGCTGTCCCACTCCGACTTCTTGACCTGCGCGGCGTTGGCAAAGGTCGTCTCCTGCAAGCCGGTGGTTACTTCGACCGGCATGTTCAAGCCGCGCGCCAGTCGCATGACCCGACCTTCGATGCGCTTGTCGAGACCTTCGTCCATGGCGCGACCGAAGGTCAGCAACCGGAACACTTCGGGCTTGAGAAACTCGGCAGGACCACGGACGACACCGGGTGCGACTGCGGCTGCGGAACCTTCGTCGGTGATCGGAGAGATCAGGGTGTCGAGCAGTTCGTCGTCGAAGGGGTCGTCGGTTTCCTCCCCGTCCGACTGATCGCGGGTCGGGTCCTTGGGGCCGAACGACAGCTCCTGGGGAACCAGCAGCAGACCCGCCGACAGCCGGGACTTCGCGACCGCCCTGATCTCCCGACCGAGCAGCAGCAGCGATTCCATTTCCGCGACCTGGCGGCGCATGGCGCTCATGGCCAGTTGGGAGAAGCGGGGATGACGTTGCCAGAGGCGCACGACCAGATCTTCGGGTGGAATCTTGACCACGGCATTGTTGTCGAGTCCCATCCGCAAGCCGAACATATCCGACTGGACGACCAACTCATCGACCGAACGGATGTTCCACTCTTCCTCGCCGGTCTCCGGGTCCAGATGCGCGTGCAGGTAGCACTCGCCCGCCACGTCGAAGTTGATCGTGATGTCGCGCTGGAGCGCGGCCTGCCCACCCTGCGCGGACGACAACCGCCGCAGCGTCTCGATGCAGATCTTGGCCGTCGTCGGGTCGACCCCGGCTTCTTCGTCGTCAACTGGGACGGGGGCATCCTGGGTGTCGACGCGGGTGGCCGCGAACAACCGGAGCTTGGACAGCAGGTTTCCCGCGAAGTCGACAGTCGCCCCCGCTTCGGGTACCTCGTCGTAGTAGTCCCACGCTTCGGTCTGCCATGCCTGACGACGACGACGCAACGCCGCGACCGACCGCTTGTCCTGCATGTCGATCTGAGCCGCCGACGCAATGATCGCGTTGTGCTCGCCGGGTCCACGCTTGCGCCCGTAGGTACGCCCAGGTTCCTCGACGAACTCGACTTCCGGCTCGGCCTTCCCCGCTGCGGCATCGCGCTCGCGTCGCGCCGCGGGACTGTCGGTGGTGCGCAGCCGCGCCGGTGCCTTCTTGGCGGTCTTCTTGGTCGGCTTCGACGGCTTGTCGTCTGTCATTGGTCACCTATGTCGAGCACGACGTGCAGTTCCGCCGACCCTTGAGACAGGTCGTCCCACAGTTCGCGGTGCGGGGAGCACAGTCCGATGACCACGACCATCTGTCCCTGCACGCGGCACACCCGCAGTACGTCGGCTTCATTCTGGCAGGGATGGTGCCGTTCCGCCCCGCTCTCGGTCAGCCCGCCGGTCGGATACGCGGCGGCGCACTTGTTCACGCCGACACCTCGGCCAGCAACCCGCTCACAGCGGAGAACGCCAGCACGCGGCGCATCGACTTCCACCACGCGAATCGCTTGACGACGAACACCAGTCCCAGTGACACCCACATCGAGAAGCACCACGGGCAGGTGATCAGTTCGGCGTACGGCGAGTCCTTGCCACGCTTCTCGTCCCACTCGATCAGCGCCTCCCGCGCCTTGCGGACCGGGGGCAGCGTGTCCTGGGTGACCAGCCTGGTCAGTCGGAAGACAGCCAGCGCGTCGAGCACGTCGTCTTCCATGCTCACGCCGGTACGCCAGCGAGATCGAGCAACCCGCGTACCGATGCGCGCTTGAGCGGATTTCCGCAGCCGCAGCCGCGCGACTGGATGACCCGCCAGGTCGTGCCGTCTTCCAGCGTGAACAGCCACGGCCCCAGGCCGCGGACCTCACTGATGTTCCAGTCGACGAAGCGCAAGGCGCGGAGCAGTTCGACCCCCTGCGGACCTGACTGGAATAGCAACAGCCAATCTTCAGCGACCAGGGCGCGCACGGTCTGGAACGCGCCCTCTGGTGACTCCACCAGGGCAGGGAAGACATCGAGCATCGGCGTGCCGCTCATCGCTTCTTGCAGCGTAGAGCACCGCATCGGATTCGTCGTTGACCCGAATCAGAGCATTCCGTTGGTGACGTGCACGTCCTGGTAGCGCGACGAGTTCAGGTCGATGTCGAGCAGGGCTTCGAGGATCCGCTCGATGCGGGTGATGCGGTGCTCAAGTTGTTCCAGCCGTTCCTCATCAAGGGTGAGTTGCTGGCGCATCCCACCCGTCTCGACCTGTGCTCGGCGTACCGCCAGCAGAACGCCGCGGTCTTGGAGGGGGTCTCGACCGGCCATCGCAGATCGCACGATAGCGTCGTGTCGTTGGCGAGCGGCACGATCCACAACCTGGACGATAAACCCAGTGCCGTACCCATGTCCGGGCAAATCCAACACTTGTTCTTCGAATGGGGTTAAGGTCCCCCGCTGGTGACCCCGAGGAAGGCGGGGGTCGCGCTCCCCGCGCTTCTTCTGGCGGCGACCGCGTTCTCGTCCCACCCGGTGCGACCCGAGGGCACCCTCATGGTGCACGCGTCTGCTCGGTTCGCGGAACCCGTCGTGGCACCGGCCACACCCACGACGGCTTCTTCAGCGAACCCACCCAGATCACGCGCAGTGACGACGCGGCAAGCGTCACCCAGGGTCGCCAGCAACCGAGCGTCACGCTCCGTTATGCAACGGAGCATGGTCCATGGTCCATGCTCCATGCCCTGCACCCCGGTCGCCGCGGCGCTGTCTATGGTCGGCACGCCGTACCGGTGGGGTGGCTCGACACCGTCTGGCTTCGACTGCTCCGGTCTGACGATGTGGGCTTGGTCGAAGGCGGGTGTCGCGCTTCCCCATAACGCTGCGGCGCAATATCGGTCACGACCTCATGTAGCGGTCGCACAACTGCAGCCTGGCGACCTCGTCTTCTATGGTCGCGGTCCGGGTCACGTCGTCATGTACGTCGGGAACGGGATGATGATCCACGCGCCAGGGCGGGGACGCCGCGTGCAGGTAGTACCGCTGCGACCGGGAGCGGTCGGCGCTATCCGGCCCTGAAGGCGCCCGGCCTGGTCGGCCAGTCCCACTTATCGGAAGGGCGTTGCCAGCGGCACCGCTCGCACGCCTCCCAGAACGCGCCAGGAAACTGCGGGTCGTCGGGACGCTGATACCACCGGAACCGGTGCCCGCCGCGCAGGCGACACCGCAGCATGCCGAGCCGGGTCCAGTTGGCGCGTGAGTGCACGACGATCATGGCGCGCACTCTGGCCCGATAGGACCGACCCATGCGGGCAGCGACGAGCCAGTAGCGACGGCGCGTGAGTGCGCGTCCCGCTCGCACGGCCAGCCCTCGCGTGGGCGGTCGGTCATGCACGACGGTTCGGTCGAGCATCCGAACGAACAGGTGCCCTCGCCTCGGTAGTAGGCGCAGGTGCCGCGGTCCACGTACCAGCACTCGTCGTTCGGTTCGTGCATCGGGTAGCCGCACGACGGGCAGACGGCATCACTCAGCGATGTCACTGTTTTGCCCAACCAGAAACTTGCCGTGGACGTGGCAAAAGCTCATGCCATCCACGCCGCAGGCGCACTCGGGTGTTTCCACGATGCGGGCTTTCGCTTCTGCGATGGCCTCTTGTAGTGCATACCGCTCACGGACCACTTGACTGATAGCTCGTTGTCGCCACTGGTCGGGCGTGCAGCGGTCCTCAGCGGCATACTGCTCGACCAGTTCGTCAAGGTGCTCCAGAATCCAACTCATCACACCTCAATCCCTCTTCGGTTCCCATGATGTTCCACATGACGGGCAGATGTGCGGGAGTTCGCACGGTTTCACAAGGTCAGCCCGTATGTACTCAACGGCCACATCGGGACGCCACGTTCTCGCCGTCACATCACCAGGAACGGTCGCATGAGTCGCCTCAGTCCGCATGGTCAGCCTCTTGCCCAGGCCAAACCCAGTAGCCAATGCCGTCCCTTACTTCAAGCACCTTGCCTGGCTCATATCTCGTTGGGTCGTTGGTCTCCTCGGGCGCGGCTGTGGGCACTCGACCGTGAAGGCGGGCGTGCTCAAGCACGGCCTCGAACGCCGTGAACAGGTCGTCCTCGTCAACGCCCTCGAACCGCCACGGTTCCTTGCCGTCACCCTGGATGGACCACCCGAGCGGTTCTTTTGAGTCCTCGCCGTATTCGACGGCAAGCGCGAACCCACGAGGGTGAAAGACGACTCGGTTGATGAGCCAGAGGACGCCCGTGTCGTGCAGTCGGTGAAAGCCGAAGGCGACACGCTCGCCCTGGGGTTCGACTTCGGTCACTGGCCTACTCATCGACCCGCTCCTCAGTCCCTTCTTGCCCTAGCGCAGCTTCGATGCGCGCCACGATGTCGATGTAGCCCTGGTCGCCCTGGATGATGTCGGCCGCTTCCCGCAGTAGGGACTCGGCTTTCTGGGCACGGCGATGGATTCGGCTCTTGGGCGTCGCGCAGCGCGTCGCGCTCTGCTTCCAGCTCCGCGATGCGCCGCGCCTGCGACTTGATCCGGTCCGCCGCGGTCTCTGTCGTCATCCGACCTCGCCGCCGTCGAAGATATGCCACACGAACGGTCCGTCTTGCACCGATCCGACGTAGCGCGCTTCGTTCATGGGGGGAGCAGGGTTACCAGTACCGACGACAGCGATCCGACGAGAGCATGTTGGTTCTTCCCGGTCAACCCAAGCCCACAGCTGGATCCACCGCAGCCGCCCTTCGTTCGGGTGTTGGATACCGACGTGGAGCAGAGCCGCCCCGCTCGGCATCATCACCTCTTGGACGTCGGTCACGGCGAGGTCGTACTTCCAGACGGTGCTAGGCATCCGGTGTCAGTTCTTGTTCGTCGTCGAAGTCGCGCGCCAGGTGGTCGGTCAGCACATCGACCACCTTCTGCGCGTCCGTCAGCATGACAGCAGCCGATGTACTCGCCCTGCGTGCATGTTGCAAGGGCATGGGTTTGGGTCGCCGCTGGCGAACGTTCGCGTCGTCGCTGATCCGCCAGCGTGACGAGATACCGGTCGGGTTCTGGCTGTTCACGAACGCTTCGACTTCTTCCACCGGCGTGTCGGCAGGTGCGCACACCGAGCAGTAGACAAGCCCGCTCCGGTAGATGCCGATGGCGTCTTCATCCCATGGCAGGTCGCTCACGATCCCGTCTCGATCGAGAGCGCGCTTATGGCCAGTTCCATTGTGAGCAGGTCGCGGTCCCGCTCCGTCGTCCGCCAGTCGATGGCGAGAATCTCCGATGCTTCGGCGCGACCGATCACACCGTCGTCGTCTTCGAAGTAGATCTGCACCCGTTTCACATTCCGCAAGTTCACGCCCGCCAGTCTAAGGGCGCTTAGGAATGGCGGCAATGACGTTGCGACTCGCTCGCCAGCGGGTAGATCAGCGGCATGATTGCAGGAGCTATCGGCACGCTGTTCTGGATCATTGTCATCGGCTTGATCTTGCTCGGCGTCCTCATTGGGGGGACGCTGTTCCGGGGGCGCGGCTAGAAGACGTGCAGCGCCTTGAGAATCAAGACGGCCAGGATGATGCCTGCGGCGATGATGATCACGCTCATGGCCACATTGTGCCCTGGATGTCGGTGACGAACCCGACCTTCGGGTGGATGGTGCCGTGCTTGCCGTCCTCATAGTCAAGCAAGCCGTGGTCGCGGAGTCGCCGGGTGTGCAGCCACACCGTCGAAGTCGACAGGCCCAGCCGCCGCGCGATCTCGGTCATGTTCCACTCGCCATCGAGAATGGCCAGCATGATCCGGGTCGCGGAGTCACCGAGTGGACGCGTACGCCGCGTGCTGGCGGCCCGACGAAAGACCCTGGTCATCCGGGCACCGGGACCGGGATCAGCCGCCGTACCTGCAACCGCGCCGCGACACGTTCCCGAATCGTCTTGCCAGACCCACCCTTAAACATCGTCGAGCAATACAGCGCCGACAGGTAGAGCGGCCAGTGCAGTAGACCCCAGGTGTTGTCCAGGTACGCCCGCGTCAGCGCGGTGCCAAACGCATACGACACGACGACGATGACACCCAGGAGCTTGCGGAAGCGGATGATCGGCGAGAGCAGGTTGACGTCCCTGAGCGACAGCGCGTTGTCGCCGTTGTCGAGCCGATCCTGCAACGCTTCCAGCTTGCGGGTCCGCCGCCAGTCGGTCGGGAGAATCCAGGCGAACCACCACGCGTCGACGAACACCATGAGCAGACTTCCGTCGACGTGCATCGTGTACAACTCGCTCGCCGCGAAGATCACGCCGAAGCACAACAGCAGGCATCGCGCCAGCGTCTGCGTCGACCACCCCGTTTTCAGACACACCCAGTGGACTGGCGGCATCACGACTCGCTCCGCGATCATCTGATCGACGCGGCCACGCGACAAGACCCAGATGCCGTCGTTCATCGCCAGCCCGCCAAGATGCCAGCGACGACAAGGCCATTGACCAGGACGATGAACGTCGCGGCCTGGGGCGTGATCGGTTCGCGCGGCTTGTCGACGATGGCCACGTTCACCAGAGCCGACGACGCGAACAGCGCGACGAGCACCCAGTCGAACCAGGTCATCGGATCACCACGTGGTCACCCTCGTGCATCGTGCTCCATTCTGACCGCTGGAGGTAGACGGGGTGGCGCTTCTTGTCCTTGTCCCCCAGGACGACCACCCAGTACTCGGTGTCGACGTGCTCGGTCCAGGAATACGGCACCCACACGATGCAGCCGTACTTCCCCCACGCCGCGCACAACATCGTCTGCCGGAACTCTTCGTGCTCGGGGTTGGTGCCCTTCCCCATCACGACACCCGGACCCTTCCAGTGCCCGCAGCCGCTCAGCAGGGCGACGGCCAGGACCAGCAACGCCAGCCGTCGCTTCATCGTCCGTCGCTCCACTCGCCTTCGCCCCAGTAGCGCGGCTCGACGTCGAGCGCCCCGTCTGGACCGCGCAGGTCGTTGTCTTCGGTCGGGATGCGCTGCAGTCCGACCTTCCGCAGGTCATCGTCGGACAAAGACTCGATCGACACTCCCGCGCTTGCCTGCTGCACGACGACCGGCATCTTGATCTCATCTGCGAGATGTTCCGCCAGCCGCCTGACGCCCTCTCGGTCATTGAGATTGTCGAAGACGATCAGCATCAGGCGGGCCTCGTCCAGGTCGACCAATCGCCCCTCGACGAATCGCCCGTCTTCTCCCGGCGCGACGGTCCCGATGGCATAGACCGGAACCCGCCCCGGATGCTCGTCGTCATTGATCGTCGCGTCGTTGTCGCGCAGCGAGAAGCGGGGGTCCCAGTTCTTGACGTAGCCGACTTTGACCAGCGGGAGGCTCATCGGCTTCCCTTCGGTAGCGCCACCGGCTTGTCGTCGTCGTAGAGCACGCGGCTGAACATGACCTCGTCGACCCAGTGCGCAGGCTTGGGGTGCCGGTTGGTGATCGTCTGCTTGGTCAGGTCGCGGTCGAGCTTCTTGGCCACGCGCAGCAACGCCTTCTGCTCGGCGTCGGTGCGGCTCTCGGTCAGGCACGCCAGACCCAGGACCACTTCCGGGTCGTCGCGGTTGGTCACTCGTCGTCTTCCTTCCCTCGGTCGAACTGGGTACGGACGCTCCGCAAGAGCTTGACTGCGGCGAGCACGACCTCGCCGGGCACTGGTGCGTCGGAGTTCAGGTCCAGCTTCTCGATCAACGTGCGCAGGTCGTCGACCTCGCGCCATCCGACGTGGACCGCGTGGCAGTCCTGCCCGATGGGGTAGACCGGCTCACCGCAGGTGATGTGGACGTCGCACACCATGTAGGTCTGGACGTCGAGCACGCCACCCTGACTGCGGTCCCGCTTGCCGACCCTGATCCACCCGACCGTTACCCGGTCGCAGAAGTCGCATGAGAAGCCATTGCCCCCGACGCGCATCCAGCGCGACTCGTCGTAGCGTCGGAATTGGTCGCGGTGCATCATGTCGCGGAGCCGCCAGCGGACCTCGTCGTTCATCTGGCGTCCTCGACCAGGCGGTACTGCCAACTGGTCCCGCCGCCAGGATGCGGGCGCTTCTCGATGACGATCGGGAACCGCGCTTCGGCTTCGCGCAGACGGCGCAGCCCTTCGGACCCACCGACCTCAGGGGTGGTGAGTTCGGTCCCGTCGACCCACACGTTGGGGCGTGCCCGCAGGTAGCGCAGCACTCGGCGGACCTTGGTGTCTCGGGTCGGTTCGAACAGGCGGGCCGCGGTGTGTGCTGTCGACGGGTCGCTGGCGCGGACGATGGGAGGCCGGTCGCCATGCCACGGCTGAAGCGGGCGCGGCGCGTTCGGGTCGTCGAAGAGCGTCATCGGGGCGCAGCATAATGCGGCTTAGCGCCCGGATAAGGGATATTAGGTTGTCTGGACCAGCCAGACTTCGGGACCCAGCCGACGGAAACCTTCCGCGAGCACGACCGGCTCGTCGGCGCGCGCCCACTCACCCTTCGGGTTGATGATGACCCGGCTGCACCCCGACCGCACGACGGCACGCAGCGTGTCCGGTCGAAGCTGACCCAGGGGTGCACCGACGCGGCGCAGCCGACCGATCAGCTTGACGATGCTCATGTCCTCGTGGGTGAACAGCCGGGCACTGCCCGATCCGCGGCTTTCCGCCATGGACGGCGCGACGAGTCCGATGCGGACCCAGTAGTCGAGCATTCGGTAGGACACCCCGGCCATCAGCGCGACTTCGTCGGTGCGGTATCCGGCGGGGACGGGGAGTGCCAGTCTCAGTTCTTCGGCGGCTACAGCCATGACGTCGCCTCTCTCTGAAAACTGCCGACCGTTGCCATCCCGGTAGTTTACGAGGATTAGCCCTGGTCAAGCGGCATTTACCCCACCAGGGCATGAAATGAATCTGAATTCTGTGATCAGCGACCCAGCCGTGTGATTCGCGCGGTGTGCGCCGGGCGGGTGTTGATCGGCGTCTTGGGGAGTTCGCCGCGCCGCGCGAACGCCGCTGCTTCCGAGTGCGACAGCTTCGACAGGGCTTGGCTCATGGCGTCCACCTGGTCGTCGTGGGCACCCTGCGGGAACGACGACGTCTCGTCGATGAACACACCGAGCCACACGGCGCGCGCTGGCAGGTGGACGTCGCCTGCTTCGATGTACGGGGCGACGGCTCGGGCGCGGACGGCCTTCGGTCCCTTGGGGGTGTTGGCGACCAGCCCTGGTAGGCCGCGCTGGCGCAGCGCCGTCACCTTGTCGCGTTCGTCTCCAACCATGCCGAGTTGCCCGGCCATCTCGTCGGACACGACGTAGGTGGGAAGCGGGGTGCGCAGCGCGGCCATGACCTCGGGTCCGTTGCCGGTGTTCTCGATGACGTGCATGGCGGCATACGGGTGGCGGATCGCCATGAGGGCGATCGCGTTGATCGTCGTCGCCTGGTCCCACTGGCCGCGCAGCTGGTCGATCATCCAGAAGTCGCGCCCGGTGCGGCCCCAGACCTGACCGACCACGTAGTCACCCGACTCTTTGTCCTTGAGCTTCATGTCCCACGACGACAGCGCCTGGTCGTACTGGGCGGGCAACGCGTCCTCCAGCTTCCACCACGCCCGCTTGATCTCCCCGCCTTCTTCGGGCGCGGGGCGCTGCTGGTGCATCCCCGCCCAGAAATACGACTGGGCCGACAGCTTGCGGGCCGCGACGGCTTCTGCGTCGAAGCGACCTGGTTCCAGGATCTCGCCAGGACTGCGCCCAAGAGGATCTGGCAGCCTGAGCACCGGGTCGAAGGCTTCCGGGTCATGGGTCTCTGCCACTTCCGGCAGGCGCACCAGTTCGAACGGCTCACCCCGCCCCTCCAGCCCGTCGACGTAGAGCTGACCCGCGAGGTCGTGTTCGTGCCATCGGGTCTGGACCAGGATCAGGAACGCGTCCCCCGACGTGAAGCGTCGGGTGAACACCGAGCGGTACTGGTCGACGACGAGCTGGCGATACGCGGCGCTGTGGGCCTGGACCCAGTTGGAATACGGGTCGTCGATGACGATGCCGTGGGCACCGAAGCCGGTCGCCTCACCCTTGATCGTCGTGGCCAGCAGGCCGCCGCCCTGGTCGGTCGAGAAGCGGTCTTGGCGTTGCTGGTCGGGCCGCAGGATGACGTTGAGGGCGTCATGGGTGCGCAGGATGCGGCGCACCTCGTAGCTGTTGCGGGTGGCGATGTTGGACCCGTACGACGCGAGCAGGATCCGCTTGTTCGGGTAGCGGTCCAGGAACCAGGCCGGTCCCCACTGCGACGCCACGGTCGACTTGCCGTACTGCGGGGGCAGCGTCCAGATCTGCCGTCGGCTGCGGCCCTCCACCGCGTCGACGAACTTCTCGCCCAGGAGCTGGCTGTAGCGGAACAGCCTGACCTCGCCGCGCGTCAGGTGATGCGCCATGGTCACAGGCGTCGCTCGCCAGTCTGCGGCCCGGTCGGTGTCGGCCTGGGTCACCAACGCTTCCGCTTCGGTGAGCCGCTGCATGACCACCGGCGCGGCGTCGGGATTGACCTTGAGGTAGGCAAGCAACTCGTCGGGGCTGAGTCGCAGAAGCTGTCTCGCGAAGGTGTCCAGCGACATCGCAGAGGGAGCGTAGCCGCCTTAGCTAAGGCTCACGCGAGTGGAGTCGTCACAAAAGAGCGCCAGAAGCCGAGCGCGGCGCGATCAGGGATGCGATTCGGAACACCGTTCGGGATGCGGGTGGGGACGCGGTCGGCGGCATCGATGCGGGTGGTTCGTTCGGCTGGCGTCAGGTTGGTGAACCAGTAATCCGGGGTGTCGTCGGCTTCTTCGTCGTCGTCCCATTCGGGCACGTCGGTCAGGTCGAGCGGGACGGGTTCGGGGTCGGTCACGTGACGATCCAGTGCAGGATCACGGCCAGCACACCGACGACAATGATCGTCGCCAGCGCCAGGACGAATCCGCCGATCAGTTCGCTCGGGGTGTCTTCGTCGTCGTCGATCATGGCTCGATCCTGCGCCGGTAGCGACCGGCGAAGACGTCGCCGCAGCGCAGGCAGCGGCGGGGCGGGATGGTCTGGTCGTGGTAGCTGACGAAGCGGGAGCCGCAGCGGGGGCAGACGCCGCGCCGGGAGGAGGCGACGGTGGCCACGACCAGGGCCAGCAGGACGTACGCCGACGCCACGACCACGAAGACCTGGAGGACGGTCACGCGTCGCGCTCCAGGAACGGGTTGCGGGTGCCAAGCCACTGACTGCGGAACCGGCCTCCGGGCCACAGGTCGGGTTCGAAGATGTGCGGGTGGCCTTCGACCTTCTCGTGGTCCCGCGGGAGCAAGCAGCGCCAGTCGGTCAGGAACGGGCCGAGCCGCCAGACCTTGCACCGGCGTTCTGCGCCATGCCATGGGAAGCGGCTGCGGTGGTGGCGCTGAACCTTGTCCAGCGCGTCGGTGCAGCGGGTGGCGTCGTCACGGGCATCGACCCATCGCTTCCCAAGCTCCAGCGTGGCTTCGCGGCGCGCGGTCTTCTCGCGGGTGAGTTTGGCCCGGAGCATGAGCACTTCGTCGATGAGTTGCTCGCTCTCGGCCAGGCCGAGCCGCCATCCATCTGCCAGCCGCCGTTTCCAGAACTTCAGTTGCTCGTCGTTCAACATCGTCCGGTCGCCCCCTGGGTACATGCGCCAGCATGAAGCTGCCCGACCCGAACCCGAAGACCATGGTCCGGTTCCATCTCGGAATGATGGGCCTGTGGCTCGCAGTCACACCGGTCACCTTGATCTATCCCAAGAGCGTGCTCTGGGTGGCGATCATGTCCCAATACGCGAATTTCGTCGGGCACTTCGCGGGGTACGACGCCGCCCGCGCCGAGAAGAACTCCAAGTAGGGTCATGGCGCATCGCCTTCCAAGGCCTGGATGACGACCTCGCGCGGCAGCGACCGCAGGGCGTCGAGCACCCGCATCTCGGTTCGCATCATGAGCTGGTCATAGGTCCAGTCCGGTGTGCTCAGCGCCGCCCGCCGAATGGCCGCGAGCACGGTCGCCTCATCTTCGGTCATAGCGTCCACCCGTCCGAGTCGACGTGAACCGTGATCGTCTCGGTGAACTCCGGGTCACCTGCACTGATCGGCGGCATCCGGCCCAGTTGTGCAGACGCATGCCACACCGCGTGACGATCGGTGTCGTGGACTAGCGCGGCGCAGGTCAGACACGCCCACGGTGAACGGCGCGCCCACCATCCCATACTGCGTCTGAACCGGGTGGTGCTGACGACCTGGCGTTCGGTCACTGATCCTCCCAGGAGTGGCGCAACAGCCCCCGCTGTTCGGCTTCCAGCGGGTGGTCGTGGACCCAGTCGTGGTGCTGGCGGCACAGGGCGACGGCGTTGTCGGGGTCCAGGATCGAGCCGCCGCGGGCGCGGGTCTTCGGTTCGTGGACGTCGAAGCTGTCGCGGCGACACTCGGGCCACTGGCACACCGGGTGCTGGCGCAGGAAGTCCGCCACGAACGCGCGGCGGTGCATGGCGCGCTCGACCGCCTTGGCCGACTGGCGCGGCAGCCGCGACCGCTTCACCAGAACACGTCCCACTGCAAGCGGATCGGTTCGCCGTCGTACGGGAACCAGCCCGACCACGCCGAGTAGACCCTGCCCAGGAAGGGCAGCACCCGGACCCGCGGTCGGAAGGCCCGGAAGCGAACCGAGTTCGGTCCCAACGGCCCCAGTTCGATGAACGCCTCGATGCCAGACCGGGGCGGCAGGTCCACGACGAACAGCTTGCGCGGGTCGATCAAAGATCACGCTCCCGGAGTTCCCTGCGCACCGCGATGGGGACGACCTTGGCCACCTCGGCCTGGACCAGCTTGTGCACACCGTCGAGGGCCGCTTCGCTGGCGGCGTCCATGGCCTTGGTCATGGCCCTGGCCCACATGTCCCGGTTGGCCGTGACGTAGCTGTCGAAGTGGGCGATGCCCCGCTCGACCAGGGCGGTCATGCGGTCCGCCGTACCTTCGGTGGCGTCCGTCACCAGCGACTTGAGCTGCGACCGGGCGTCGTCCATGACGATCTCGACCGCCCGCTTGACCGTGCCCGGCATGTCGCTGAAGCCGAGGTCGGTCATGGTCGCCTTGATCTCGCGCAGCGTGGCGCGGGCGTCCTTGGTGGCCGCGTGCAGGTCGCGGATGAGTTCCCTGATGGCTTCCGGGTCGTCAGTCATTGAACACCCGCACACGGCAGTCGGGGTTGGCCCCAGGCTGACCCGGCGCGACCACCAGGTCCCAGTGGGTCAGGTCGTCGTCTTCGTCATGGCCAATCTCGTCGATCACAAAGACGACCTCGCGACCGGTACGCGCCGACACCAGCGTCAGACCTTCGTCGCAGGCGTCGGCGTAGACCCGACCGAACTTGACCGGCAGCGACGACGCTTCCGCCACGAACGTGCGGATGTCGTTGCACCAGGTGAAGAACCGGGTCGAAACGGGGGACGGGTGGAGCAGGTTGCTGGTCATGCTTTGCCCTCCTACAGGCGCTTGGGTGATCGGCATGACCTGAGCATAATGCGCCTTAGCTTGCCGTTCAAGTGCCCGGCCCCGCCAAGCCTACGGATTCGGCTTTGCCCGCCGCTGACGGGTGCCGAGGGTCAGCGGGACCGGACGGCTACTCGCCCGTCGCCAGCGCCAGGAACTCGCTCCGGCAGCGGGCGTCTTCGTAGAAGCACCCGCGCAGGGTGCTGGTCACCGTGGGTGCGATGCGGCGCACGCCGCGGACCGCCATGCAGGAGTGGGTCGCCTTGACGACGACTCCGACACCCGCGGCGTCGACGTGGGTCGCCAGCGCATCCGCGATCTGGACCGTCATCCGCTCCTGCACCTGGAGCCGGTGGGCGAAGACGTCGACCAGCCGCGCCAGCTTCGACAGCCCGACGACGCGACCGCGCGGCACGTACCCGATGGCGGCCGTGCCCGTGAAGGGCAGAACGTGATGTTCGCAAAGGCTGGCGAACTCGATGCCCTGGACGACGACCATCTCGTCGTACTCGCACTCGAACGTCGCACCCAGGACGTCGGCGGGGTCCTGGAGCATCCCCTTGGTCATTTCCCGCCAGGCCCGCGCCACTCGCTCGGGGGTGTCGCGCAGGCCGTCGCGCTTCGGGTCTTCCCCGATGGAGTGCAGCAGATCGATCACGGCAGCTTCGGCGAAGGGGTAGTCGAATCGGTCCTCTGCGGGGCTGGCGGTCACAGTTCGTCCGTTCCGTCGACTGCCCGATAGATGGCCTGCGCCCACAACGCGTCGCCCATTGCGGTGTGCCGGGGGAACCGGTCAGGGTCGACGCCGAGGTACTTCGACAGTTCGTCCGAGTCCCACGGCAGCTGCGGTTCCTGGCCCCGCGCCCGCATGTAACCGACCGCCAGGGCTTCCACGTCGATGATGTGGTAATGCCAGGACGGCACTTGGTCGTGCTTGTAGAGCAAGCGACGGAGCCGTTCCTCGTCGAAGGACACGACCGCTCCCGCCAGATGAACACCGTGGGTGAGTTCCGCGAAGTCGAGAGCGAAGTCCGCAGGGTCGGTGATCGGGGTGGTCACCTTCCCTTCGTCGGGTTGGTTGTTCCCCCAGGGGTGACGGTCGTGGTAGCCGCCGATCGAGAGCGCCACCGGGTCGGCGCGGTCGAGCCGTTTGATCGGCAGCCACCAGTGCCGCGGGTTGTCATCGATCACCAGCGCGACTTCGTAGATCTCGTGGACGTGCGCCAGCAGCCCCGTCGTTTCGGTGTCGACGAACGCGATCTTGCTCACAGGTTCACCATCTTTCCGCACTTGCACGCCAACCGACCGCGGCCCGCCGAGTGCATGTTGCTCCCACAGGCCGGGCAGGTTTGCCAGCGCCGTTTGGTTGTCCCGGTCGGTGTCGGTTGCGGTCGGAGCGCGGCGCGCGCCGTGAGGACTCGGGTCGCCGCGGCCGCGATCCGTTCGACGTCTTCGTCGTCGATGACCTTCCAGGACCGGATCGGCGCTTCGATCAGCGTCGCCACCGCGACCTTTACGTCGGCTTGCGTCACCATGGGTAAGGCACCTTAGACGCTGGCGGACCGGGCGGCGCGGATCAGGCTTCTTCGACGTCGTCCAGCAGTTCGGCGTCGACGATCTCGTTGTCGTCCAGCAGCGCACGCAGCCCACCGGGACGGGCCTGAAGTTCGGCCAGACGGCGGGCAGCCTCGCGGGCGATACGGTCGGCTTCCGCGTCCTCATCGGTGTGGACGGTCAGGTCGACTTCGACCGGCGCGGGCCGCAGCTTGGATGCGCGCCAGATGAGTGCCCGCACGTCGGGTGGTGCTTCGATGACCGTCGTTTCCGCGGCGTAGACCGGATTGCCCCGTTCGTCGAACTGCCCCGTCCATCGCTGGCGGGTGGTGCGCGTCACCTGCGGGCGGGTACCGGCGTCGACGATGCGCGCCACCAGTCGGGCGTATCCCTCCGACTGCGCGATCGGAAGCGCGTCCGCGAATCGGATGCACAACTTCTCGTGCGGGGTGATCGGTTCGCCCCGGTTGAGCTTGGCGGTGGCGTGCTTGGCGTAGCGCAGCCAGTGGTACACCGCCATCTTGTGTACGCCGTTGATCTGGCATGCGTCGGTCAAGTACTGGCCGGTGCGGATGGCCTGGCAGATGGCGTCGATAAGTGCGACGGTGAGCTTCGGGGGCCGCCCACCGCGGGCGACCTGCTG